GTTCTAATGGTGGCGTAATGAATCACGAAACTATCGAAAGTATTAGTAAGCGTAAGAAACCTTTTACAGTTGATTATACTGGATTTGGTTGGACATTAATTAAGCATGGTGTATTTGAACACGATGAGATTAAGTATCCTTGGTTTGCTCCAAAGATGCAGGTCTTTGAATCAGGTGAAGTACAAGATATGTGTGGTGAAGATGTTTCGTTCTGCCTAGATGCAAAAGAAGCAGGTTTCGATATCTGGTGTGATCCTCGTATTCGTGTTGGACATGAAAAACAGAGAGTAATCTAATGGATAGTTTAGAAAAGTGGGTAGAAGTACATATGCCCACTAAAAAGAATAGTGAATTAGCATATCTTCTTTCCTCGATTGTAGTGGAACTATCAAATCGTTTTTTTAAATGGTTATTCACTATTAAAAATGACAAGGTATAGTATCTACGATAAAGATAAGTTACTCTATGAAAACTTATCGGAAGAAGAATACTTTAATACAATGGAGGATTTGGCAGCAGATTTTTATATCGATGGTATTCCAAATCCTCAAGACTTAAGAACTGAATTTATTGAAAACTAACAATGGCAACTCGAACTGGTATTAACGGAAACGTATTTGTAGAAGCAATACCCAAAAAGTCTCGTCAAGGACAAGGTAAGCACACCAAATACGCTGCTACTTCTCGAAATAAAGCAAAGAAAAGATCTAGAGGACAGGGAAAGTAATTTAAAATGAGCACATTAATAACAAACCTTCCTTCGACTAAGGTTTACGTAAGAAAAGAATACTTACGTGATTTAACTGATGGATTTGGTGAGTTTGTAGAGGGCGTTTGGGTATCGGCAAAATCGATACCTGGACGTGCTTTTTATTTTGAGACTTATTTACCTGAATATGGAGCACTTTACGATAAATTACCCATATCAGCGTTCGTATCGTCACCAGAAACACCCGATCCAGACCTAGATTTACCAAATTTACAGTTTTGGAACTGTATGGACTATGGTATAACTAATATCTGCAAGCAATTTGTCGGTTCAATGGAGTGGGAAGTGCGTACAAGGCACTTTGGATCACTAAAAGGGGAATATTTGTGTACTTTAGACAACTATCATGCCGATCCAGATGTAGTTGACTACTCTACAAGTGAGGTTCCACAAGAACATAAGTCATTTAACCTCATTGAACTTGAAAATGGACAGTTTGCGTTATATCCAAATAACCGTTGTAGGGTATACGATATCTCACTCACGCCAAATGAGGCAAAAATACCCGATTTTAAGGTATCTACAGAGTATTTTCAAGTAGAAAACGGTATAAAATGGGGTAGATTGGGCGATTGTGATGATTATTTCTGGACAACACCTGAAGAAAGAAAGAAATCTGAATAATAGGTATAAATAAAGGGAGATAATACTAAATATACCATTTAGATGGCAGTCCAACGCACATCACAATCATTTAAAGATATAAGTCTATCTTTCAAACCACATCCAGTGACGAAAGATCTTCCCATATTGAAGAATGAACGTGCAATAGTGAGATCTGTAAGGAATTTAGTAGAAACTATTCCTACAGAAAGGTTCTTTAACTCAAATTTAGGAACTGATATACGTGCAAGCCTCTTTGAGAACTTCTATCCAACCCTAACTAAGGTAATAGAGGATCAAATTAATGAGACTGTCATGATATATGAACCTAGAGTTGAGAATTTAAGAGCACAAGTAGACGATTACATTGATTCAAACGCTTTTAATGTAACAATAATCTTTGATATTAGAGGTTTACCTGTGCCTACACAACAGTTTTCCTTTCTTTTAGAACCTACAAGATAGTAATATGCCTTTTACTCAGTTTACAAGTTTAGATTTTGATGAAATTAAGGCTCAAATACGGTCTTATCTTCGAGCAAATAGTAATTTTAGTGATTTTGACTTTGAAGGATCCAACTTCTCAGTTTTAATTGATACGTTAGCATATAATACCTACATTAACTCGTTTAATGCAAACTTAGTTGCGAATGAATCCTTCTTAGATTCGGCAAATATTAGAGAAAATGTTGTTTCTCTTGCAAGAAATATTGGTTATATACCCCGTTCAAAATCCTCTGCAGAGGCATCAATTTACTTTGATGTACAAACTGACTCAACTGAACCAATACTGTACTTAAAACCAGGTTTAGTGTGTGTAGGAGCTGCAAATAACACTACATATAGGTTCTCAGTATCTCAACCACTACATGCCGCCATTAAAAATGGTGTTGCATCATTTGGAACTGCTGAGTCTCCTATTAGTGTTTTTCAAGGAACAGTACTAGAAGTACAATTCTTAGCAAATAATAGTATAGATCAAAGATTTTTACTACAAAACCCTAATATTGACGCATCTAGCATTAAAGTATTTGTATCTGGAACTGCTGAAGATGGTATAGGTAGAGAATATGCCATGATTGATAATATTCTGAATATTAATAAAAATTCAGAAGTATTCTTCATACAAGAAGTTCAGGATGAAAAGTATGAAATATTATTTGGTGACGGTTACTTTGGTAGAAAATTAGATAATAATTCAATCATAACAGTAAGATATATTGTTACTGATGGTGCAGAAAGTAATGGTGCATCAGCATTTAGTTTCCAAGGAGTATTTACTGGAAAGGATCCGAATACTGCTGTAAATCCAGCAACTGTAATTCCTACTGCTGGTATTACAATAAACACTGTTAATGGTGCTACTAACGGTGCTGATATGGAGGAAGTTAACTCCATTAAGTATTTTGCCCCTAGACTATATTCTGCTCAGTACAGGGCAGTTACACCAAGGGATTATGAGGCAATTATACAGTCAATTTATCCTAGAACAGAGTCCGTTGCTGTTATTGGTGGTGAAGAGTTAGATCCACCTCAATATGGTAAGGTTCAAATTAGTATTAAACCTAAAAATGGAACTTATGTTTCTGATTTTGATAAACAGCAAATCAAAAACAAATTAAAAAGTTATGCAATTGCAGGAATTAATTCTGAGATTATAGATCTTAAGATACTGTATGTTGAAATTGATTCAACAATTTATTATAACACTACTCAAGTTTCAAACGCTAATAACTTACAATCAAAAATTTTAGGTTCTCTAAGAGATTATTCTACTACTGTAGATATTAATAAATTTGGTGGTAGATTTAAGTATAGTAAAATATTACAACTAATCGATAGAGTTGACAGTGCAATTACTTCTAATATTACAAAATTAAAGATTAGAAGAGATATGAAGGTGTTGAAAAATCAATTTGCCCAATATGAATTATGTTTTGGTAACAGATTCCATATAAATCCTGAAGGATTTAATATAAAGAGTACTGGATTTACCTTAAGTGGATCAAGTGACACTGTATTCATAACAGACGTTCCCAATAAAAAGGTGGATGGTAGTTTAGATGGTAGTGGAAAGGGTGTTTTGAGTGTTATTGCACGAAATCAAAAAGAAGAGTTAAAGGTTGTTGCAAAATCAGCAGGAACAGTTGATTATGTTAAGGGTGAAATTATATTAAATACATTGAATATTACTTCAACTGTATCAAATAACGACCTTATAGAGATACAGGCATTCCCAGACTCGAATGATGTAGTTGGATTGAAGGATTTATACCTCAGTTTTGACGTTTCTAATAGTAAGATAAATATGATTAAGGATGTAATTGCTTCTGGTGAAGATGTATCAGGAGTCGTATTTACAAGAGATTATTACACATCAAGTTACTCAAACGGAGACCTAGAGAGAAAATAAATGAGCATAGGCATCGATAAAAGAGTTCAGGTTAATAGAATAGTCGAAAGTCAGTTACCTGAATTTGTAAGGTCGGATTTTCCTCTTGCTGTTGATTTTTTAAAACAATATTATCTTTCGCAGGAATTTCAGGGTGGTACAACTGATTTAATTGATAATTTAGATCAGTATTTAAAGGTTGATAACCTAGTTCCTGAAGTTGTTCATGGAACCACTACGTTATCTTCTGCTGTTTCTACATCAGATACAACTATTACTGTTGCATCAACTAAAGGTTTTCCTGATACTTATGGTCTTTTAAAGATTGGTAGTGAAATTATAACATATACCGCTAAAACAACCACTACTTTTACAGGATGTCTTCGTGGTTTTAGTGGAGTAAGTGGATTTGAAGTTGGAATATCAACATCTTTAGACAATGTCAATAGAGAAGGTTTAATATTTGAGAGTACAAAAGCAGAATCTCACGCTGCAAATGCAACTGTTACTAACTTAAGTGTATTATTCATACAAGAATTTTACAGAAAGTTAAAGAAAACATTCTTACCTGGTTTAGAAGATAACGATTTTGCCAAAGATCTTGATGTTGGTAACTTCATAAAACATGCTAGATCTTTTTATCAGTCAAAAGGTATTGAAGAATCCATCAGAATCCTATTAAAGGTTCTATTTGGAGAAGAATCTATAATATTAGATTTAGAAGAGCGTTTATTTAAACCTTCTAGTGCAGAATTTATAAGAAGAGAAGTTATAATTGCGGATAGGATTACTGGAGATCCTCAAAATTTAGTTGGTCAAACAGTTTTTAAATCAAATGATATAGGAACAAGTGCTTCTGTATCTGAAGTTGAGATATTAACTAGAAATGAAAAGATTTATTATAAGATTTCTTTATTTGAAGGATACTCTG